CGGCGCACGTAACGAGGCATGGGATGAACTTATATATGCCTATTCTTGCGTATTAAAACTTTATCAGACCCATAACAGGCGTTCAATGTGGGATAAATTTGCTAAACGACTCTTAAAAACAGTTAAATCAGATAAAAACAACTTAAAAGACGCTAAAATTAATACGTCTGCACAGAGAAACTATGTTAATTCTTGGTGATGTTCGATGACGTGGGTTTCTTCTTTTCCCGCTGTTATAACGGCTGCTACTACTGTTACATGGGAGGACGGGTCAGCAACGGTTGGTTTTGATGAAAGTGCAACTTCTCCTGATTGGACACTTACTTACTACTTAAGAACTAATACGGCTTCTGAAGGCGCAACGGTTGTAGGTAGTGCCTTCAGTTCAGGTTGGCGTTTTACAATTGCAAGTTCTGTTACCACAAATTTTGATAAAGGAAATTGGATTTGGGCGGCTGTAGTAAGTAAAGGATCAGAAAGTTATCAACTAGCAACGGGTGAATTTAAAGTTAAAGAATCTCTTGTTTATACAGGCACACCCGCCGCGCTAGATAACAGAACACAAAACGAAATTGATAGAGATAACATCAAAGCCGCGTTAAGAAAATTTAGCGATGGCGCACAAGAATATAGTGTTGGGGGGCGATCTTATAAACGTGCAGATATTGAAAAACTACATATTGAATTAAATCGGATTAATCAGGAAATATTTAGAGAGAACGATGCGGAGAAAATAAAGCAGGGATTAGGTAGCGGTAAAAGAGTATTCGTTCGCTTTGGTGCTTAACAATGGGATTTTTTGATCAAGCTTTATCTGGCGTTTTTAAATCTGAACCAGAGGCAAAGGTTACGACCATGCCAAAAAAAAGGCGTAATTATCAGGGGGCAAATTCAACCCGATACAACCTCGGTTGGATGGCAGCATCAACAAGCGCCGATAGTGAAATTAAAGGTAGCAATAGCAAACTTTTAGCAAGAGCTAGGCAAGGTTGCAGGGATAACCCCTATTTGCGTCAGGGTCAAAGAAGTTTTGCATTAAATGTAATAGGGCAAGGTACGCGTATTCAATGTCAAACCCGTATGAAACGCGGGGGAAAGTTAGATAAAAAAATTAATGATGCAATAGAAATGAAGTGGAAACAGTGGGGAAGATATGATTCAGTTTCGGCTAATGGGCGTGATTGTTTTGCTGATATAGAACTAATTATTGCAAAACAATTATTTGAGGCGGGTGAAATTTTCGTAAGGTTAATAAAGAAACCTTTTGGGCGTTCGACTATACCTCTAGGGCTTGAATTATTAGAACCAGAACAATTGGATAATGATTTTAACGGCGGTACAAAAAATAAAAACAATACTTGGCGTATGGGAATAGAAAGAGATGTATTTAATAGACCTGTTAGATATAGTTTTTTCAAAAAACATCCCGGCGATACCCCTTTCCCTATCCCTGTTAATACAAAACAACACATGCTAATAAATGCGGATGAAATTATTCATCTGTTAATTACTGACAGGCCGTCGCAGACAAGGGGCGTTTCGATGCTTGCGCCTGCATTAGAGGCAATGCATCAATTAGATGGCTATCAACACAGTCAATTAATTCGCAGTCGTGCCAGCTCGGCGTTAATGGGTTTTATATCCACAAATTCTGATGATGGTTTAGTTGGTGATGACGTATTTGAAAATGAGCGCGTAACAGACTTCGAGCCGGGTACTTTTAAATATCTAAACAGTAACGAAAGCGTTAATATTCCAAACCTAGACGCACCGAACGGCGAATTTGAACCATTTAATCGAATAATTCTTAGATCTTTGGCTAGTGGATGTGGGGTTAGTTATGAATCAGTATCAAAAGACTTTTCACAAACTAATTACAGCTCATCACGGTTAAGCCTGTTAGAAGATAGGGATCATTACAAGATGATTCAAAAGTATTTAGAGGAAAGATTCTTACAACCTTTGTTCGATTTATGGTTAGATCTTGCGGTGCTAAGTGGGAACTTAGATCTAAGTGGGTACGAGTTAGATCCTGATAAGTATCGCCGTATTCGTTGGTTATTTAGAGGATGGGCATACGTTGACCCGCAAAAAGAAATTGCAGCGGCAAAAGAGGCAGTTAAAGCAGGCTTTAAAACTCAGGCACAAGTTATATCCGAAATGGGTTCAGGCGATATTGAGGAATTTCTACCAGCTCGTAAAAACGAGGTTGAACAACAGGAGCAACTTGGCCTGTTTTTTGACACAACAATACCTGATACGTCTAAACAGCAAACAGGTACTAATATAGAAAGCAATGATACCGACACCAATGGAAAAGAAACGTGATTTAGAAAATCAAATACAACATCGATCCCAACCCGTCGAATTTGACATTAAGGAAGATCGCACAATCGAATTTAGCTTCTCAAGTACGAACCCAGTAAATAGAGGTGCGCTAGGAAATGAAATTTTAGATCACCGTGAGGGCGCAATTGATTTTTCACGTTTGAACGATGCAGCTCCCTTGCTTTTCAACCATGATCCCAATAAACCCATAGGCGTAGTAGAAAAAGCGTGGCTAAAAAATGAGCGCGGTTATGCCCGTGTGCGTTTCAGCGATAACCCTTTTCCTTCTGAAGTTTTTAACGATGTCCGCAATGGGATACTGCGCGGGGTATCAGTCGGGTATTCTGTGAATGATGTCGAAAGGCTAGATGACGATAAAGATAGTTATCTCGTTCGTGCGTGGCAGCCAGCGGAAATAAGTATTGCGGTCATCGCTGCTGACCCAGAAATCGGAATAGGGAGAGCAAAAGAAGTTGAAAAAACTGACGTTACTATGTCTACACAGCAAGAATCTAGTAATATGGAAACACAGCGTAATAACGCCGTTGCGTCAACCGACGCACCACAAAGTAAACCTGATTCTAAAACTCAGATGACAACGACACCCGATCTTGAAGTGGTGCGTTCTGAGGCTTCCAAAAAGGCGGCCTCTGATGAACGTAACCGTATTAGAGAAATTTCTGTTGTATGCGAAAGGCATCAACTAGGCGATGAGTTAAAAGAAACACTTATTACCGAGGGAACTTCAATCGAAGAAACTAGAAAGATTGCATTAGAGCGTATTAATGCAAAGCCTGTTGAAACTGTTGCCCCTGTAGAGCTAAACGAAAAAGAACAGTGCGATTATGAAATCAGTGCTGGTATCCGTTCTCTTTTGACTGGTGATTGGTCTAGCCGTGAAGCTGGTTACGTTCGCGAGTTATCACGTGATGTAGAACTTAAAGGACATAAGCGCTCAACCGAGAAAAGCTTTTTCGTTCCGTTTACTGCACTTTCTGAACGTGCAACATACGTCGCGGGAACTGCGAATGTAGGGGGCAACCTAGTTGCAACTGACCTTTTGGCAGGTGATTTTATTCAAGCCTTAAGAAATCAGAGCGTTATGCTTTCCGCAGGCGTAAGAACCATAAATGGATTAGTCGGTGACGTGGCAATTCCGCGTCAAAGTGGCGTTGGCAGTACTTACTGGTTAAGTTCTGAAACTACGGCGATTACTTTTTCAAACAGTACGTTTGATCAAATCCAAATGTCGCCAAAAAATTTAGCGGCAATCCAGAAGCACTCTCGACAGGTACTTTTACAAGGAACACCCGGTATTGAACAGCTAATTAGAGATGATCTTCGCGATGGTCTACAGCTAGCGATGGATCTTGCAATTCTTAACGGCTCTGGCAGTTCAGGACAGCCAACCGGAATTATGAATACAAGCTCAATAAATTCTGTCGCAATTGGAACTAATGGCGGCGCGATCACAATGGACAAAGTTGTTGATCTTGAAACTGCTGTAATGGAAGACAACGGCGCTGTAAATACAGGAACCGTTAAGTACATTACAAACGCGAAGGTAGTCGGGGCGCTCAAAAAATTGAAAACGTCTGGCGGTGAATACCTTTACAACCAAGACTTACAGGCAATTGGTAGAGGCGGCACACCTGCAACTCTTAACGGTTGGGGTGTTCTTTCTTCTAATCAAGTACCTTCAAACTTAACTAAAGGTTCATCCTCTGGAGTTTGTAACGCGCTTGTTTATGGTGACTTCTCGCAGTGTATTACTGGTTTTTGGGGAGGAGGTTTAGAAATTACTGTCGGTGAAGATCAAGACGACTTCAGCAAGGCATTAACTTCAATCCGTGGGATTATGACGCTTGATGTAGCAGTAAGAAACCCAGTTTCATTTGGCACCATAGCCGATATAACTGTTTAATTTATAACCGTTACGGGGTGGGCAACCACCCCCTCTTTTTTTTATGAAAGTTTTAATTTCTAAGACCTGTTCAGCAGATGGGCAACATTTAGAAAACGGTCAAACTTACGAGGTAAGTGATGATGCGGCAAAACAATTAATTAAATTTGGTAGAGCGACAGAGGCAGTTAACGCACCTGCAACTACACCAAAAGCAACACCAAAAAAGCCAAAAGTAATTACAACCAAAACTTTAAATGGCGATAGCAACTGATTCACTAGATGCAATATTTTCTGATCTTGCGGTAACTGTTGTTGCTGGAGGTGTTACGGGAAAGGGGATATTAGATGAACCAACTTCGATAGTTGCAGGCGATCAAGTTTTATATGTCGATAGGGTTTTACATTGCAAGTCGTCAAGTTTTGGAAATTTAGTCGGTGGCGATTCGATCACAGTTGGCGGGGTGAATTATAAAGTTCGTACTTGTGAAAAAGATATTGACGGTCTTACTTGTCAAATTTCACTTGAAAAGGTTTAAACAATGGCATCTAAAAGGGAAGATATACTTGCAGCAATCAAGACGGCGTTAGCTGGAACAACTGGGGTCAGTACAAGAATCTACAGAAGCCGGACTATTCCACTCGCGCAACGTTCACAACTTCCGGCGTTAATAATTGAATGGTCTAACGATGATGCGTCACTTGAAACCTCAGCATCTTCAATTTTTTGGTCGTTAACTGTAACCGTTACGATTCTTTGTTCTGGAGATGTACCCGATCAGGGCGTAGATGCAACATTACTTTCTATGCACTCAAAAATTTTAAATGATGTGACATTAGGGGGTGAATGTATGGACATAGCGCCAACAAATCAAGCTTTTGAAACGATTGACGGTGATAGCCCTATTGGTGTAATGACTTGTTCTTATTTAGTCCGTTATCAAACAACAACTACAGATCTTTCAAGTTAATACGACTAAATAGCAATAAAGGATTAATATAGTTGCATAGGTTCACGTTTTGGTAATGGCTAAAAGTTACAGACTAAGGCAACTGCTTTATAAGATCGAGTCAAGCTACGGAACAACGCCCACAAT